AATTGACGCCGGCAGAACTAGAACGCTTTATCCACATGCAAGCCATTGTTGACAGGCAGGCTTCGGCGGCGGCGCAAGTGCGTGCGCTGCGCGCCTACTATGCTGGCGATCATCCAACGATGCTCACCCAGCGGCAACAGGAATTTTTGGGGCCGTTGGTCGAGGGCAGGCAATTCACCTTCTCGCATAACCTGGTGCGCAGTGTTGTTGACACGCTGCGTGAGCGTTTGGATTTGTCCGGCTTCACCGTCAATGGGGCCGGCATAGATGACGCTGATATCGAAGATGCGCCAGAACCGGCGGCGCAACTTGCAGCGCTGTTCTGGCGCTGGTGGGCAGGGAATAAAATTGATTCTCAGCAAATCACACTTTATCGGCGCGCTTTGCGGGATGGGAAAAGCTACATCATTGTCGATTGGGACGGCCAGAAGGGGATGCCTCGCTTCACATTGCACAGCCTCGACGCCGGCGACGTTGAACCGGGGATCATGCTGCATCACGATCCGGAGGATCATAACCGGATTCTGTATGCGACGAGATATTTCTATACGTTCGATCCGTTGAATCCAGGAAGGACAGGCGTCCAGCGTAAGACGATTTACCTGCCGGGGGAAATCCGCAAGTACATCCAGGGCAAGGCGGGTCAGTGGGAAACCTACATGGACAGCGGCGATCTATCCTGGCCGCTCAGTTGGGTAGATGCTCAGGGAGCACCGCTTGGTATTCCAGTAATTGAGTTTGCGACCCCGGGCGGTTCTGAAATGGATCAGATTATCGGGCTACAGAATGCGCTCAATAAAACCTGGCTGGATTTGATAGCGGCGGCTGACACGAGCGGCTTCCCGCTGATTGCTATTGAATACACGACAGAAGGCGGATTCAACCCTATCGCCGACGATGCCAACATCGAAGGCGACGACGAGTTGCATATCAGCCCGGCGCGCATCATCCAGGTAGACAATGCGCGTGTCCATCGACTTGAGGCTGCGAATCTGCAACCGATGATTGAAACGAAAGAGGCGTTCGTGCAGGCGATTGCCGGAGTTAGTCGGATACCGGTCTATTACTTGCAGCCGGTTGGCGGCGCAGAAGTGCCAAGCGGCGAGGCGCTCAAACAGTTAGAGTCCGGCCTGGTCAAGCGAGTCCAGGAGCGCCAGCTTGTTTTCGGCCAGGCGTGGGCGGATGCGATGGAAATCGCTTACAATATCGCCAAAACTTTTGGTGCTGGCCTGCCGGAAGTCGAACCGTTGAACATTCAGGCGCAATGGACGGATGCCAACGTGCGCAACGAATTGCAGCAGGCGCAGGTAGCGGAAGCGTACAAGCGGCTGGGCGTGCCGGATGACGTCGTATGGACGACATTGGGGTTCACGCCGACCGACATTGCCGGATTCAAGGGACAGGCGAGACGAGAGGAAGCGGTGACAGTGGCAGCCATTGCAGGTGAATTGCGCCGTGCAGGTCTGGCAGCGCAGCGACCGGCGGATAGCACGCCACCCGTACAACAGAATGGAGGGACACAGTGAGCGAACCGATTCGATTGTTTCGTGGCGGGCAAGAGATCATCATCACGGCGCCGTCACAGGTGCAAATGTTGATTCGTGAGGGCTGGAGTGTGACGGCAGAGGACGATGTTCCGTTCGACATCGAGGAGCCAGAGGAGCCAGAAGAGCCGGTCAAGTCAAAGCGTGGCAGGCCAAAGGCGAAGGCGCAAAAGTGAACGAACTAAACCAAGTGCGCTTTGAGTGCTTTTCCAAGGCGCTCGAAAACCCTGTATCACGTGTCTTTGTCAATGGCGTTGAGGTGATGAACGTGCGAAACGCCACGGTTGAAACGAAAGGCAAAGGCGTACAACTCGTTACCTTGGAGTTTTTGGCGCAAGTCGAAGCGGTGTCTGTCGAACATACTGTCAATGAGCACCTGCTAAACGAATTAGACATGTGGGCTGAAATTACGTGCGTTGGTGACTCGAATAGACGGTTTATGCATCTTGCGACTGGCGCAATCAGAGAGGAGCCGCCGGAAGTGTACAGGCTACCGTGAACGAACTCCTATCAGCGCTTGTGCAGTTGGGCATTATCACGAATGCGACGGCGCAGCGCATCAACCGTGACTTGAATCCAGTCGAGGCCGCAGCCTGGGCGGAAAGCGTGATCGGCGATGCTTTCACCGGCGCACTCGCTGCGCAGGAAGTGCGTCTTCTGGATTTGGTTGCGGCCACAGACGGCAGGCCAACGGCGGCGCAAATCAATTCATTTTGGCGGCGAGAAGATGATTTCCTTTGGGGTTCCGTCCAGTCGTCAGTCGAAACGGTCGCTCAAGAGCGGGCTATTGTGGCGGCGCTGACCGGAGTTGCCGACGACAAAACGTGGAATAAAATCAATGACGCGGTGCTGAACTGGGTCGGCGACTACTACACCAACTTGGACGTTGATTTGGTCGGCTCTATTCCAAACCTGAATGCGACCGGGCGCACTGAGTTTGCACGGTCGTTTATCGACTGGCAGCGTGGCGAGTTGGAAACGGCTGGGGCGCAGGACGGCCTGCCGCAATTGATACGGGCTATTGAACCAACGTTCGGTCAGGCGCGGGCGGCGCGCATCGCAGCCACGGAGACGACCCGCATTTTCTACGAAGCGACCTACCAGGCTGCGAACGCCAACCCGAACGTCACTTCGTTCAGGTGGTATTCTGCCGCAGACGAAAGGGTGTGTCCTGTGTGTGGACCAAATCATCTGGTCGTCGTTCCGAAAGCACAACGCACCTGGCCGAACGGCGCAACGATTCCGGCGCATCCAAATTGTCGATGCCGGGCAATCGAGGAGACGGCCTTGACGCTGGAGACGCCACTACCGCGAGAGGAGCGCTATCGATGGAGCGCAGAGACCTACGCAAACTACCAGGCGGAACAGGCAGCAGCGAGACGACCGACGAACATCATCGACGTGCTGACAGGATGACGCCATGACAACCGTTACGATTACGATCGACAGTAAGGCAACGCGCAACATGCTAGAGAGGGCGCCAGACAGGATCAATAGAGCGCGGCGCGCTGGCATGGATGACGCGACCATTCTGTTACTTCGTGAGCAACAAACGTATCCACCACAACGGACAGGGTCATCTTACGTGCGTACTGATGTGCTGAAGGGCAGTTGGAGTCGAACGGTCGAAACAATAGGCAATACGGTTGTCGGCGAGGTGGGCAGCAATAGCGATATGGCGCCATATAACCGACAGGTGCAGGACGCAGACCGGCAGTCACGAATCCACCGAGGCAGATGGACGAACACCGTACAGGAAACGGCGCGCCGCAATGAGCGCACGGTACAGCGCTATTTTGACCGGCGCCTTCGTGAGGAGTTCAGTAGATGACGATGGCAGATGAGCAGGAGTGGGTTTGGTTGTACGGGGACGACGGGAAAAAGAAGGCGTCGTTTAACGTTCACACAGGCGAGCTAGTGGTCAAAGACCGTGGCAAATGGCACCGTTGGAATCTGGCGGCAATGGTGAAACTCGGTCAGGACATCACCGATAGCCAAATGCCTATTGAAATGGCGGTCGCGAGATGATAAAATAGAAACCGGAAGTTGGAGCTTCCGGTTTCTTGTTTGCCAGATGCACCTGGCTCTGTTTTGTCCCTGGGAGGGAACGCATGTCAAATACAGTATACAACCCAAGTCAAAACTATTTAATCCAAAGCACCACAGACTACAGTCAGTTCCGCCTCGATCCAACAAATCGCACCATCAATCAAGATCACCTAGAGAAGCTATACGATGCCATCAAGAACAAGAATCTCCTGAAAGAGTTCCCGATCCTTGTGACCGAGGACGGCACCGTCCTGGACGGTCAGCACCGATTGAAAGCGGCTGAGGCGCTTGACACGCCGATCTATTTTATTGTCACCAAGAGGATGAGCATTGACGACGTTTCAGAAACGAATGCTACTGTTCGTAAGTGGTCAAGTGCAGATTGGCTCGATGTGTGGTGCAAGCGTGGCGCACCGGAATATCTAAAGCTGCAAGGCTTTATGCGCCAGTATCCATTTATAAAGATCGCCAATGCAATCAACCTTTGCACCTACGGCGACAGGGCAAGATTGCATAGCGATTTAAAGTCTGGCAAATACAAATGCAATGACCTGGAGTTCGCTCACCAAGTTGCAAACGCTGTCCTTGACTTTGCGCCGTATGTCAAGTTCTACAAAGACCCTCGGTTTATCTACGCCATAAACAATCTAGTAGAACATGAGGGTTACGATCATTCTCGCATGATGGCGAAAATGACGTACCTTAGCAGGAAGGTCGTCAAGTGCCCAGACGTCCAAAGCTATATGGACATGTTCACCGAGATATACAACTACCGGACACACGGCGAGAATCAGGTACGATTCGTGAGGTTGACATCCAACTCACCCCAACGACGCCGGGATCGGATAAGACGGAGGTAGCCATTCATCGGAAAAGTATCGTCGTAATAATCGGACTATTGAAACCCTAGCGAATCCGTGCTAGAATAAGTCAACTACATATTGAGTAGCGCCAAGAGCGCCACACCGGGACACTGCGCCGGTTGTGGCGCTTTTTTGTTTTACGCCGACGGGCGGCAAAAACGGGGAGAGTATGAACGAAGAAACTAGCACGACCAGCACGCCAGAAGAAAAAACGACAACGCCAGAAGCGCCGACTGCGGGCGAACAGACAGCAGGAATACAGGCGCCGTCGGAACGCACATTCACACAGCAAGACGTGGACAGGATCATCGCCGACCGGCTGGTCAAAGAGCGCACGAAGGCGGATGCGCAGGCTATCAAAGCCCGTGAAGACGCCGAGCGCAAAGCGGCAGAGGAGCAGGGTGAGTTTCGGAAATTGTATGAGAAGGCGCAACAGCAAATCGCCGAAACCGAGGCCAAACTCCAAGCCGCTGAAATCGCCAGCATTAAGCGTGATGTGGCCGCACGGCTCAACATGCCAGCCGCACTTGCCAGCCGCTTACAGGGTGAGGATGAGTCCGCCATCGAAGCGGACGCCAAAG